CAGTAGGTAGTGGAACTTCAACAGAATGGGACACATCCTACGATAATATGATAACTGGTTTTAGTGACAGTGGTTCATCTACAGTTACTTTAACTTTAACACAACAAGATGGTGGTACGCTATCAACTTCATTCGCTGTACCACAAGGAGATATTACTGGAGTAACTGCTGGCTCAGGTTTAACAGGCGGTGGAAATTCAGGTGGTGTTACTTTAAATGTTGGAGCTGGTTCATTAATAGATGTAGCAGCAGATACTATAAATGTAGACTTAACGGAGTTAACAGACATGACTCAAGCTTGGGACACCAATAATGATGAGTTTGTTGTTTTAGATGGTGGTACAGCACAGAAAAGAAAAAGATCAGCAGAAATATTTGGATCAAATGCTTTCAATAGTACAACGATTCCAACTAATAATAATCAATTAACCAATGGAGCTGGTTATACCACAAACACTGGTACAACTACTGCTTCTAATACTCAGACATTTACAAATAAATCAGGTAATATTTCTCAGTGGACTAATGATTCTGGATACACTACTAACACTGGAACTACTACAGCAAGTAATACTCAAACATTTACTAATAAAAGCGGTAATATTTCTCAGTGGACTAATGATAGTGGATATACTACAAACAGTGGAGATATAACTGGTGTAACTGCTGGTTCAGGAATATCAGGTGGAGGAACTTCAGGTACTGTTACAATAACTAATTCCGATAAAGGTTCAAGTCAAGCTATATATAAAAACATAGCTACACAAAGTGGTACTGCAACAGCTAATAGTAATAATGATACATTAACTATTACTGGAGGAGGAGGAACTTCTACTTCAAGAAGTGGAGATACTATTACAATTACTTCAACAGATACAAACACAAATTATTATGCAAATAGTTTATCATTTGCCACTGGTACTGGAGTATTAACTTTAGGTAGATCAGGTCTTAGTAGCTTAACAGTTGATCTTGATGGAAGATATGTTACATCTTCTGGAGTAACTTCAGTTGCAACAGGAACTGGATTAACAGGAGGTACTATTACATCTACTGGAACTTTATCACTAAACTTAAATGGTTTATCAACAACAACAACTGCTGGTAATGCAGATTTCTTTGCAGTAGTAAACAGTAGTGGTACACAATATAAAATAGCACCAGGTAATATAAACATATCTACATTTAACAACAATGCTGGATATACAAGTAATTCAGGAGATATTACTGCAGTAACTGCTGGAACAAACCTAACAGGGGGTGGTACGAGTGGATCAGTTACACTTAATATGGCAACTGGTGGAATTGGATCAGGAACTTATGGTTCTACATCTAATGGCACTAAGATAGATAATATTACTATAGATGCTTATGGTAGAGTAACTGCTGTAACAACAGGAGCAACTGGTTCTTCTTCTACATCAGGAACTGTTACAAGTGTAGCAACAGGCACTGGGCTTACTGGTGGCACAATTACTTCAAGTGGAACTCTTTCTTTAAATATTGGAAGTTCAGGAAGTTGGTGGAGTAAAGCATTATATGTAAGTAGTGCTGGTGTAGTAGAAGCTGGTAAATATATAGACTGGCATGATAGCAATTCTTCAACAGCAGACTATAGTGCAAGAATGACTTGTTCAGGAGCACAGATTCAATTTAGTGGAGATATATATGCAGCAAGTACAATTAATTCAAATGCAGATTTAAGATCTCCAATACTCTATGACTCTGCAAACACAAACTATTATTTTGATGGAAACTCAACTGGAGACTCTATTAGAGTTGCTGGAGACATTGTAGCTTACTATTCAGATGAAAGATTAAAAGATATTCAAGGAAATATACCAGATGCTTTAAACAAAGTAAAACAACTTAATGGTTTCTATTACACTGCTAACGAAAAAGCACAAGAATATGGTTACGAAGCAGATAAAAAAGTTGGGTTATCAGCTCAACAAGTAGAAGCTGTATTACCTGAAATAATAAAAGAAGCACCTATCGGTGATGGTTATAAAACTGTTGATTATGCGAAGGTTGTACCTTTACTTGTAGAAGCAATAAAAGACTTGTCAAAAGAGTTGGAAGAAGTAAAGAAACAACTAAAACATAACTAACAATGGCTGTACCAAGTAGTGGGACTTTAAATCAAAAAGGATTAGCACAAGAGTGTTTGAGTGGTACTTATGGATCAGGGAGTATCAGTGGTAGAATATGTTTAGATAATTTAGTTAATGGTGGACAATGTGGCTCAGGCTCAGAAACTTATCCAACTATAAATACCGCTTCTCCATCACATCCCAATACTTCTACTCCTTACGAGTTTTCTGAATTTTATAGCTATGATAAAGATGCTACATCATCTATTTTACGATATAGAACAATTTCAAATTATGGTAAAATATTTTTTGGTTGTTATCAAACTTGTAATGCTACTATGTATACTTCTGGTGCAATTTCTGTAGGAGTTAATGTATATACTAATTCAGGATTATCCTCACCATTAGCAAATGGTAACTGGGGAGGGGCTGGAACATCATCAGGAGCGTCTTCAACTTATGTTATGACTATTACGTCTGGTACTGGATATTTAAGTAGTATTTATTTATGTAGTGGTCCATCTGATGAAAGATTAAAAAAGAATATAAAAAAAATAGGTGTTTCACGAAAAGGTGTAAACATCTATGAATTTGAATACAAATACCCAAGAATAGATTTTGGTGGTAAATTTCAAGGTGTTCTTGGACATGAAGTTCCTTGGGCGGCTACTGAAGCTGAAAATGGATATTTGTATGTAGATTATTCGAAAGTAGATGTAATTTGTAAATCAATATGAAAATAGAAGTATTAAAACTGCAGCAATACGAAGGCAAAAACTTTAGTGTAACTAAGAGTCAAGGTAAAGCAAGAATGTATTTTGGAGACAATTTCATTGATAATGAAGATTATTATGCTGATTATATGTTGGGTTTATGTGATTGTTTGTGGTCAGAATTGTTTGATGATTTAGCTACTAATAGTATATTGATATGTGGCTTAGGTATGGGATTAATACCTAATAAAGCAAACACCTTATATAGAAAAGTAGATGTTATTGATAATGATCAAGAGTTAATAGATTATGCTATAAACAGAGAAATAATACCTGTAGGTGTAGGGTTGTTTTATGCAGATGCATACACTTACACTCCTTCACAAAAATATGATGTTATTTTAGTTGATTTATGGTGGGATGCTAATGATATAACTGATGAGGAAAAAGACACGTTATTATCTAACTATGAAAACTATTTGAATGAAGGTGGGAAAATTATATTGCCTATTACATATAATTCTTTGTAAAATTATTTTTACTATCTTTGTGAAATAAATGTTTAACAATAAAATTTAATAAAATGTCAAAAAAATTAACTCAAGAAGAATTAAAAAGTATTCAAGATTTAAATCAAAGATTTATGAATACTAAAGTAGCAATTGCAGATGCAGTTGTAAGTCAACAAGCAATGGTTGAAGCTTTAGGAACTATACAAGCAGAGTTTAAAGAAGTTGAAGCAAAGATGACAGAGAAGTATGGAGAGAATGCAACAATAGATTTAAAAACTGGTGAAGTAAAAGATCCAGAGCCAGTTAAAGAGAAAGAAGAAAAGAAAAAATAAATGGCAAGAATAAGTAACACATCTGCATATCCAAATATTGTAGCTCCAACAACTACAGATTACTTAGTATTAACTGATAAATCAGATAATTTAGTAACTAAAAGTTGTACATTAGGAGACTTACAAAATTTATTTGGTGTAGATACTTTGGTTGCTCATGTTCAAGTTAATTCTGCTGAACAATTACTATTATCAACAACACCTAAAGAGTTAATTGCAGCTCCAGGAGCTAACAAAGTTATTGATATAATGGATGCGGCTATCTATGTAGATGCTGGTTCAAGTGTATATAACTATGGTAATAACTTAGTTGTAAAGAATGGTAATGCATATGATTTGTTTTCTATCACTGCTCAGACCGCAAACTTTGCTACAGATATTGTAAAAAAGTTTCAAATTGCTACAGGGGTTTTACCACAAAATACAGCAGTCACATTGAACACCGCAGCAAACCCAACCCAAGGTAATGGTGTGCTTTACTTAAATTTGTATTATCGAGTTCTGAATGTAGGAGCTTCATTTTAATTTAATGGATATACGAAAAATTTCTATAGGAGCAGACTATAAGTCTGGTGCAATGCATTACATTGTCGGTCAAGATGTCTTGGGTGGTAAATATGTTATTCATCTCATACAGGAAGAAAACTCGGCATATAAAATTTGGATAATACGAAATGAAGAAGTATTACTTTGGAAAGAGTTTAAAACTACAATGCCTATCTCTTTAGAATACAATATACACTTTTAATGAAGTCCCCTTATTCTTTTTTAGTTACACCTATCAATGACCGAAGGTATAACAATATAAAAAAAATAGGTGAAGTAGATTTTATAACAAGCACATCTGAAGAAGATCATAAAGCCTCTAATAGATTTGCTACAGTAAAAGCTACACCATTAGGATATAAAGGTGAAATAAAAAAAGGAGATGTTTTAGTTGTTCATCACAATGTGTTTAAATTTTATAATGACATGTATGGTAGAAGAAAAAGTGGCAAAAGTCATTTTAGAGATAATCTTTTTTTAGTTGATCCTGATCAGTTTTTTTTGTATAAAAGAGATGAGGAATGGAGAGGACACGATAAATATTGTTTTGTAAAACCTTCGGAAAAAAAAGAAAGTTTTATAGAAAAAGGAGGAAGCATAGAGCCTTTAATTGGTGTAATAAAATATATTAACAAAGAGCTTGAAGAGTTGGGTTTAGAAGTGGGTGATGAAATTGCTTATCTACCTGATAGTGAATATGAATTTATAATTGATAACGAAGTGTTATACAGAATGTTTACTTCACATATAACATTAAAACTTTAATATGGATATAAAAGATATTAAGTTACAAATTATAAATGCAGGAGAAAAAGCTGTAAGGCAACTTATTAGAGTTGCAAAAGAAGAAATAATCAAACCAGATCCCGAGGATGAATTAGCTGCAGATAGATTAAAAAATGCTGCGGCTACAAAAAAGTTAGCTATTTTTGATGCTTTTGAAATACTCAAAAGAATTGAAGATGAAAAGTTATTATTAGAAGGTAATGAAGTTAAAAAAACAAAAGGCCCTCAAGGATTTGCAGAATCAAGATCCAGGTAGTTTATATACTATCATAAAAGATGTTGTTCCAAAAAATGTTATGTCTCGAAAAAATAAAGCTCGAGCATGGCAACCAGGGTATAATGAAAAGTATGATATAGTAGTTATATCTCAAGATGGAACTATAGGTGACATCTATGATATTAACTATGTTAAAATAGCTCTTCCTTCTACACCTAAATTAAGTTCTAAAAAAGAAAAGTCACAACAGTTTTGGAAAGCATTAGATTATCCTAAAGAACTTAAAAGAGTACAAACAATATTTCAGTGGCATGAAGCACCTCCAAACTTTAAAAATAGATGGATTGATTTTGTAGAAAATGAATTTAATAAAAGAGAGCAAGGTCACTGGTTTTTAAACAATGGTGTTCCAACTTATATTACAGGCACACATTACATGTATTTGCAATGGACTAAAATTGATGTAGGTCACCCTGATTTTAGAGAAGCTAATCGTATATTTTATATATATTGGGAGGCATCTAAATTAGATAAAAGAAGTTTCGGAATGTGTTATTTAAAAATAAGGCGTTCAGGATTTTCTTTTATGAGTTCTTGTGAGGGAGTTAATACTGCTACTATATCTAAAGATTCCAGAATCGGTATATTATCTAAAACAGGATCAGATGCAAAAAAAATGTTTACTGATAAAGTTGTTCCAATCTCTAATAATTATCCTTTCTTTTTTAAACCCATTCAAGATGGTATGGATAAACCAAAAACCGAATTAGCCTATCGTGTACCAGCTTCTAAGATAACTAAGAAAAACATGTATGATATGGGTGAAGAAGAGTTAGAAGGTTTAGACACTACAATTGACTGGAAAAATACTTCTGACAATAGTTATGATGGAGAAAAACTACAATTACTATTACATGATGAAAGTGGTAAATGGGAAAAACCTGAAAATATTTTAAACAATTGGAGGGTTACTAAAACTTGTTTAAGATTAGGAAGTAAAATTATTGGTAAATGCATGATGGGTTCTACCTCTAATGCATTAGACAAAGGAGGTAATAATTTTAAACAATTATTTTATGATTCCGATCCTTCTAAAAGAAATGCTAATGGACAAACCAAGAGTGGTTTATATAATTTATTTGTTCCTATGGAATGGAACATGGAAGGCTTCATAGATAAATATGGTATGCCAGTTTTAAGAAATCCCAGCACATATGTGGATGGAATAGATGGAGAAAATATTTATCAAGGAGCAATTGATTATTGGGAAAATGAAGTAGAGTCATTAGCTATTGATCCTGATGCTTTAAATGAATTTTATAGGCAATTTCCTCGTACTGAATCCCATGCATTTAGAGATGAAAGTAAACAATCATTATTTAATTTAACAAAACTATATCAACAAATTGATTATAACGATTCTTTAATTATTAAACATCATATGGTTCAAGGAAGTTTTCATTGGAAGGATGGTATAAAAGATAGTAAAGTAATATGGACTCCAAATTCAAGAGGTAGATTTTTTGTATCTTATGTACCTAAACCTGAACAACAAAATAATGTTATTACAAAGAATGGTAAAAAAATTCCTGGTAATGAACATTTAGGTTCGTTTGGTTGTGACTCATATGATATTTCAGGAGTTACTGTGGGTAGTGGTTCTAATGGAGCATTACATGGTTTGACTAAATTTAATATGGATGAGTGGCCAAGTAATCATTTTTTTTTAGAATATATAGCAAGACCACAAACTGCAGAAATATTTTTTGAAGAAGTATTAATGGCATGTGTTTTTTATGGTATGCCAATATTGGTTGAAAATAATAAACCTCGTTTATTATATCATTTTAAAAACAGAGGATATAGAGGTTTTAGCTTAAATAGACCAGATAAAACATTTAATAAATTATCTAAAACAGAAAGAGAATTAGGAGGTATACCCAACACATCTGAAGATGTTAAACAAGCTCATGCATCTGCAATTGAATCTTATATAGAAAAATACATTGGCTTAGATATGGAGGGTACATTTAGAGAAAAAGATGATATGGGTATGATGTATTTTCAAAGAACATTAGAAGATTGGGCTAAGTTTGATATAAGCAATAGAACCAAGTTTGATGCAGCAATAAGCACTGGTTTGGCCATTATGGCAAATCAAAAACACTTATATACCCCGACAAAAGAAAAGTCAAAAATTAGCATTAACTTTGCAAGGTATAACAACAAAAGTTCAGTAAGTCAATTACTTAATAGATGAAGAAGGTAAATATAGATATTAAGGCTGCTGCATTTCCAGATCAATTTGTTTCTGATTCCGAAAAAGCTACAGTAGAGTATGGGCTACAGGTGGGACAAGCAATTCAATACGAATGGTTTCGTAGAGATAGCAACACTTGTAGATTTTATAGCCAATGGGCAGAGTTTAATAAATTAAGACTCTATGCTCGTGGTGAACAGTCTATTGCTAAATATAAAAACGAATTAGC